CAATAAATTAGTCTCGTCATTCGTCATAAGGTTGTCGTTTTTCTTTCTCAAACTCGATAACCGTTCTTCCATTAACTCACGGACTTTCGTTATCCCGCTCGACCGTAGCTCTTCTTTCGTTAGTTTATTTTTCAAATGCTTCTCCATTAGGTGCTTTTCCCACTGGTTCTACGGCTGGCTTAGCCACTTGTTTAGGTTTGTCTGACTGGCTTAGTCTTTCTTGCATTTGAAGCCTCATAGTTGTCTGTGCAATCTCTGCCTTGACCTTCTCGATAGATATTTGATGTTTGTTTGCGTAATCCAGCAACGCCAACTCTCGTTTAAGCGCTAACTCTTTGTTTTTCTCAGCGGCATTATCATCTGCGCGGCGATTCAAGGCTTGCTGATACTCTGTTTCACGATCATCTTTCTCGATGAATTTGCGCTCATCAGAATGAACTTTAAGCTGTGCAATATCCTCAGCAGACTTCGCTCTGATCTGTGCAGCCTGAATAGTTGGAGCAGGCTGCGGAACAATCGCTTGCCTCTCTTTGTCGTCCATCTGCAACTTAGACGGCTCGAATCGCCATGCTCTAAGCACCTGTTCTGCCGCTTTTTTCGGTGATAGATCATAAGCTGGATTGAGTGACATAGTGAGTATCTGCTGGGCTTGCATCGCTTTAATCTCTTGCTCAACAAGTACCGATGACCCGACAGCGATAATCTGCATATCACCCTTTTCGTCGTCTTTACCGTGCATCAATATCCACTCGTAATATCGTCTGATGTGCGGCTCTGTGATGCGCTCGTCAAATACCCTTGCTATCCGTCGAAGTACAGCAGATGCATTCTTGTGCAGCAACTCCATGCCACCCACGGTGTCCGGTGCGCCGCCTTGTTGACCTTGTAGCAGAAAATTTACTCCAGTGGAATCTTCCATCAATTTCTGCGCTGTCTGCATTAAAGCAGTTAGTTCAGCTTGATAAGAAGGAATATCAATCGAGGTAATAGCATCATTAACCTTGCCAACACCCTCATCCTCGTTCACTAACCAGATCTTGCCACCGCGTAATTCGTAAACACCGTCCTCTGGTTCAAGTATGCCAGCGAGAATCGCCAACATTGGCGCAGAAGATAGTCCTTGATTAGTCATTAATGCCCTGGCTGATGCGTTATACATTGTCTGAGCTACGCGACCTTGACGACATACCCCAATCCCAAACGGCGAATCCGCTCTGGGTTGCCAGGGGAACAAGTCGTAGGGGAACCCTCCATCTTTCTGCTCATTAATATTTGCTTTGATGATTGAATCGTTCACCAACATAGCGACTACATGTCTGTATTCACCCTCGTTCTCGTCGTCTTTCTCACATGAGCAGTATTCAGCTTTTGATACTTCGCCGTAGAAATACCAGACTTCAAACTTTTCCTTTGTCTTAGTCAATTTACCATCATCAAGATGTGATTTATTCGGGCCTTCCGCTAAAACCTTTTTAATCTGACTGCTGATGTAACCTCTGGCATCGATTAACGCCCTTAATTGTCCGGCGTTTAAAAAGTCTCTCTCAAAGCAATAAGCACCGTCTTGTATGTTGTCCATGCAATCAGGATGAGGAAAAAAGTTTGTCGGTGATACGTTTTTAGAAGCCGGAACGACTTTATCTTCAATAACAAGCGCGCCATCAATAACCGCCCTGGCTTTACGTATTGTTGGGATTGGACCACGAATAATTCCGGTACCAATCTTTGCAGATGATTCAATAACCTTTCTCAGTTCTGTTTTGTAATGACATTCAGCCAGATCATCTTCTATGTGCTTTTTAGCTTTCTTAACCGCTTTCTCTGCTGCTTGATTTTCAGAATCGACAAACTCACCGACTGTATGCGGGGTTCCGTCTGGCTTTAATATCGGATTACCTGCTCCATCCACCACGGCTTGTACCGATGACTTCAGCTCTTCCATATCAGAAATTGGCGTGGGCTTAATGTCGAAATTCCATTCTGTCGCCGGAAGTAAAATATCCGATGCCCGTGCAGTCGCTGAGTCAACAAAGCCCCTGATGATGTTAAAAAAAGCAGTACATTGTCCGCCGCTTGATCGTACCGAGTCTTGAATCAGTCCACCGCTTACTGATCGTGATTTAGTCCAGCCCTGCTCTGATTGTGTTAGCTCATCAATCCCTTCGTAATATTCAGTGTCTTCTTTCCAGATTTTTTCAATGCCCGATTCTCTCCGAGCCTTGACCGCCTCATCACGTTTAAGGCCTATCTCAATGCCGAGCTGTAACAATATCAAGCTGCTTTGCTCTTTCTCAAGTGCTTTTAACTTATTGACTTTATTCACATTCCCATTCCTGATGTTGTTCTTCTTGGTCTTGTTCTGACTTTACGCCGTGGTTTAACTGTTTTTGACTCAGGGATAACCATTAACATCATCACTGAATCGGCGATATTCGGCGAGTCTATGCCCATTTTAGCCATTTCCGGCTTTGATAATATCTGTATTACGCCGTTTGAATTAGGCTTTGTCGGTATTCTACAAAGTTCCGCTCTCAGTAATGATAGCTTTTCTATTGTCGAAGAGAAACTAATTAACTCATCTTTATCATAGTAGCCTTTATTAGTAACTACTTGATATGTCTTGTATATCTTATCACGCAATCGAATATAATATTGAGCGCGGCGATTCCTGAATACATCCTGATTTGTGTTATTTTCTTTCTTAGATTTTCCATCATAGGCTTTTGTCGGGTCTTCGGGTGAGTTACTGCCTTTGAACATTGATATATCAGTGTGTGTTCCTTCAAACGCTTCTGTCGCTTGTCGTCTTAACCCAATCCCCATTCCGTCACAATCCCAGATAAACAAATCAGGACGTATCTCGTCACATAATTCTATCGCCCAGTCCATACCCTCGTTTATATCACCCGTTGGACAGTCATCAGCGTGAGTGATTAATATCCCATGCCTGGCAGCAAACCCTTTGTTATCGCTACCCTCGTCGGATGGGTCATGCGCCGCGACTCTTGCGCCCACCGGCTTTATACCAAGTTTAATATGTGCATCAATACACGCGTCAAACCATTCAGCTTTGATAATTGCCCGTTCAACACTGTCGTTATATGCACCATTCCAGATATTATCGTAATCAGCCCGGGTTAGATTAATGTAGTCGTCCTGCCGTTCTTGCTCAAGCTCCGGCGGAAACCAGGGGTTATCAGTGTAATTAACATCGACAATCATCACCAGGTCATCTTCATAGCGACCGCCCGTCTTTAATTGATGTTCAGCACGTTTTAAATACTTCTCAGCGATTGCATCCTTTGTGCTGCTACGATTCATGCTGATCCAAATTTCTGGCGGACTGTCACCGCTTTCGTTCTCTTCCGCTGATGAACGAATCGACGGGGTTAAAACTTTGAGTGACTTTGTACTGACTGACTCTCCTTCTTCAATCCACAGCTTATTTACGCCAGCCAGGGACTTTAGAGACGTTATATTCCGTGCCAGCCCCTTGTAGAATATCTTACCGCCGCTGCTTGTATTTATCTCGTTAGCCGATACCTTGAACCCGTCGACACCCAATCTTGATATTTCTTGTGATAACGACTCGTGGACAGAATCATCAATCGAGTTTTGAAACTCACGCGCACAACAGATACGTTCGCCACTGTCAGCGAACATAAGCATTAAATCAGAGATTCCAACCGATTTGCCAGAATTACCACTTACATATATCTTGTCATGCTGTCTGACAACAAAAAAACCTGTTTCAGTAGTAAAGCAATACATACGACCATCTATAGAGTCAAAGTCATTCATCTTGACTGTTTTATTAGACTTGCTGTCTTTTGAGATAGATGATTCTATTTTCTGTCTTGCTACGCAGATAGTATAAATAACTCCATTACTATATTTCTCAGAGTAATTAGTTGTAATATCGGCTTTTATGCCGCATGAATGACAAGCAAACTGAACAACATCGATAGTTTTTTTACTAACAGAACAAAATGTCTCAGCAATACTGCTCCGACCTTCTCTCTCTCCACTAATACTTCCATCCCACCTCAGGATTTCATCGCAGAAAACATATAACTGGTGCTTATTCATAGAATACCAGTAATTCTCAAACTCCTTCTCCCTACTATCCGGCATTTTGAAACTAAAAATACTGAACCCATGAACATTAACTACCAGTGTATAATTAATCTTATTTTCATCTAATAACCATTTTAGCCTGTCAATCTTTCTACGCCTTTTCAGGTTTACCCTGCATCTGTTTACCGTGTAACCGCATTTTGGAAAGTGTCCATCCGCTATTACTGCTATCTTTAGTCGAATAAAAACATCTGAAAAATCAATCCCATCGCCACCATAATCAAATGTCCTAATAAGAGAGTGTTTGCAGCCCCGCTTTAGATTGTTGTTCTTGCTATAAATGTCGGCGGTGGACATAACATCAAGATTCTTTGTTTTTTCATTTCGCAGAATATGCTTATGATTTATCGAAGTAGTAAAATCCACCCGTGAATTTTTAATCTGTATAAACCTGTCGGCAGGAAGGTTTACATGCTCCACTTTACTACTAAAGTAAGATTTAGCAGTATATGGACATGTGACCATTACCTTATCACCATTCTTGTAATCTTCTATACATTTCCAGCCAGAAGGAGTTAGGTACTCAGTTCCAGAAGGATAGCACCCCCTTCCGCCAACCGCTATCTTTACACGCTTAGGCTTAGACAGTAGCCATGCTATTTTTTCAGAGATTCGTAGGTCGATTTCAGGCATGGTTTATCTATTAATCTCTTAACTCAATAAAAGTCGTGCCGGACTCGACACAATGATTAACCGTGTTTTGCGCCTCCGCCATGTACCCAAATACAGACAACCCAAATGATCGGGCAATATCATCTATCGACACGCCACCGCGACCGTATGCAATCCGGGATAGGGCAATATTGCGATGTGTGATCTTATTTATCTTGCCAGTTGAATACTCTTTTACCTGATATCCAGTGTCCGCCGTTTTAACCGCTGGTGAATCGGCAACTGGTACAGCCTCGGATTGCGAGGGAGTCATGTCTGCTTTATATTTGTTGATTGCGACCAATGCCTCTGCGCTGACATTATCGCCCATGCGCTGCACTGTCTTTGTTGATACTTCCATCAATTTAGCTAAAAACGCCTTGTTAATTCCAACGCTGTCTAATAACTCTTTTAATGATAATTCGCTCATGTCCGGTACTCCATTAATCAATGTCCGGTGTCCGCTATTCGGTGTCCGGCATGTCCGGTATTTTAGCATGTAAGGTAGCTAATGTCCGGTATGAGTGTCCGGATTAATCCTTTTTTACAGTAACAGGATGGACGTGCCAATCGTTCTTGATCCGCTTTCCTTTCGTCGTTATATCAAGCTTATCAGTAGCCAGCCCGTGTATCTTAGCCTTTCCCATGCTCGCGCCTGTCGCAGCGGCAGCTTGCTTTTCAGCTAGTGCTAACTGACGGGCTTCTTCCAGCTCTTTAGTGATCGTATCGACTGTTACATTGTGTCGCTCCCTGTGCATTTCTTGCAGTTCAAGTACCCTTGCAGTGACATGTGGGAGATTAAACGTCCGGCTAGCTTCCTGCCAAACAGTCTCTGGAGTCATGTTTTCAGCGTTATAAGCCTCTCTATAAGCTGCTGATTGATTGCCTTCGTTGATGATGTAAGCCTGACACGCCGCCTCCTGCTTTGCCGTCAAGCCATTTTTGTCAACTTTACCAGCCATTACCCTACCTGCTCAATCACTTCGCTTTTAACATCAGCGGCTTGCTCGATGTTCAATGCTTTATCTGCTTCGATTTGCTCGTCAGTCATTGAAAACTGCTTCATCATGTTAGTGATGATTGTTTCTGCTTTTAGTTTTCTAATATCTTTCTTTTCGTTTATACACGCTACAGCAAGATCGTACATATAGCCTGCAGCTTGCATGATTGCGTCTAGCTTTTCTTGCTCGATGTCTACAGCTTTGTTAGCGCAGTGAGTGCAGATAGCGTCTGCAACATTAATTGCACCCGGGATTTCAATTTTGATTGTCTTAGCGTCAGAGAGAGATTGCTTGATTTCTTCTGAGTCAATTTCGATTACTAACATGTCATGGCCTTTTGTTGTTTGAAATCAGGGGTTTACATCGGTTTAGCCATTTCT